TCCCCAAGATAGCACAACTCAACAGCCAGAACAGACCCCAACTCAAAGCACCTCTCCATGACTCAAGTAAACGCACCAGACCCTAACATAACTGCCTGAACTTATCGCACCCCTACATAGAATATCGCATCTCACCCCAACTGCCACAACGCAACGCAACTGACCTGAATGTAGCTCACCTCACCCAACAATAACTGCCATACCGAAACGCAAAGTAACTCAACGCAACTCTCCTCACCTCAACAATAACTGCCAAAACTAAACTGAACGGAGCACACCCTACCTCAAACTACCCGAACGTATCATAAATAACCAAACTCCACCTTAACTGCCTAAACGGATCGCACCACAACGCACCCCTCCCAACCACAGACTAATAAAACTCAACTGCCTTAACAGAACCAAACGAACAGCACCATAACTCAACTGCCTCAACTGATCCTAACTGACCCAAGAAAACCCAACCCCTGCTGAACTGCCGTAACTTAACTAATCCCAACATAACTTAATTCAAACAAACCAAACCCCTACTTACCTCAAGTGGACTGCCATAACGTAACGCAACATATCCTAACTGATCTGACCCCTCCTCAACACGACACAACAGCCTGAACAGAACGCAACGCACCTCGACAAACATTAACGTGCCATACCCCAAGAGGACTGCCTAAAAAAGTGAGGCTTATATAGCCTCACTCTCCACACTATGTTCTTCTAAAGAATTTGCTACTTCTTCAAGGTTTTCTATATCTACCTCTTTTATAGCACAGATACCTTTATGTCTTTTAACCCAAGCCCTTAGTTCTCTACAGGCTTGACGACATAACTCACTAACAGTGTCAGGATTATCCAAGTCAAACTTTTGATAACCACCACCCTGTGCTCTATTATCTATAGGCGATATATAAGTAGGAAACTTTAATACTTTTGGTTCTGGAATACTTATACCACTATCAACATCAATAGACTGAGATTGAACAGGTTTATATTTAATAGTTATTTTACAACCTGTAGCAAATTGTCTTGCTATTTGAATACGTTGTTTCAAAGCCATTTTTGCATCATCTTCGAATACAAACAATTTATAAACAGGGTGGTTTGGTTGACCTTGAATCCACTCGACAAACTCGGCAGGAACATAACTGTTCCTGCCTGTTTTATTGAGATAGTCATTAATTATTTCTTGACGATCTTTTTTGCCAAATCTTTTAGGTTTAGCCATATTATGCAACGTCCTGTATAATAGGAGATCTTTCAAGAGTTCTTTCTTTCCAATCCTCATAGTGTCTAAGACTTGTTTTATCATGTGCCTCAGTTTCTGGATTATCTAAAGAAAGTTTTTGACAAGTTTCACCTTCTTCTTTAACAATTTTATCCCACAATTTAAAGTCTTCTTTTGTTAAAGCAATTCTGTATCCACCCATAGGACCACCTTTTTCAATTCTCCAATCACCCAAGCCACATAATGTGCCTGCATTGGTAACTAATGATAAAATATCCTTTTGACTAAAAGTAGGATAAATATAACGAATTGTAACCTCAGTGCACCAAACAGGTAATTTAGCACGGGTACGAATATCAGGTGTTCTGTTTATATCAGAAGAACGAACAATAGACATATTCATATAAGGTTTACCCCATACGTTAATATGTTCACCCACAACATAGATACCACGATTGATACTAGCTTTAGTTACACCAGCAGTTTCAAGAGCCGCAGTTGCCATACCTCTCTTGATACCTGTAGACGGGAAACTAAGATAAGCACCATTATTGCCATCTTCGTAACAACTATCTCTAAACTCCTCTTCAGGATTATGTTTAATTGCTTTTTTCTCAGCGGCAGTTTTCTTTCGTGCTCCAAGAAACAAAGTCTGTTGTGCTTTTGCAGACATTGAATTGTAAATTAAAGGTGAAGTACCTAAAATTTTAACATGAGTTTCATATTGATCTAATGGTTCAATACCTAAACCACCTGCTTCTTTTGTTGTATTTTTTTTAGCGACCATAATTGCCTCCTTTCTCTTGATTAATTTTTGTTATAATTTTTTATTAATGATTTTAAAAACTGTACTTTAGATACAGAGAAACCTACGTTATCTTCAAATACAGCTTTCCTATTTAAAAACTCCTCATTTTCCTCATCTGTAAAAGTAATATTTACAGAATGAGGAGTTCTCTGCTTTTTCCTCAACGACTGTCGCCTCGCATATTCTTTCGCAGACAGGTCAGGACTGAGTTCAATGTCATCATCGTGCATTACTTCGCCCAATCTGGAACATTGTTCCCAACTTGATTTTGTTGAGGTTGTGCCTGTGTAACAGGTGGTGTAGGATTATTGCCACCAATATATCCTGTCTGATTAGGAGTTATAGGTGCAATCAATCTGTTACGATCTGCATACCCATTAGTTCCTTTTTCAATACCAATCTTAATACACAACTGCATATTGTTTAAATCTTCTATGCTGTTAAGCTGTCTAGCTTGTTGTGCGTTTGGTGTTGTATCATCAGGATTAATGTTACGAGCACTTTCTATAATTGATCGCATAGTTCGCAAACCAATCTCTTTAGCAACAGGAACATTACGTTCACTCATCTTGTCACCATCGACAAAAATTCTGTGCCAAACCTTACGACCATTATAGTCACCACCTGTAATGGTAAATACTACAGGCATCCATTTTGCCCTACCACCACCTTGTGATTTTTTAAAAAAGTTACCCCTACCAAATTCAGGTAGTTCCATATCACCACCCTCTAATAGTAAGTTAACTCTTGCAATAGTATTTTCTGGAATAAGTTCAAACTCACCAGATGAACTACTATTAGGTTCAATGTTATTAAAGTCTATTGACATCATTTACCTCCTTCATCTTTTAAACTAAAATCTAAGTTTCTTTTTTGTGTTGGTTCTTTGCCAGATATTTTATTAAGCAATTTACCAAGATTAGGTTCTTCAATTAGATCGAGATTACCCGACCTATCCTTTGCAGGATACCCCCACTCATTAAGAGTATGGCAAACGAAAGCACGATAAGGTGGTGTGTCTTCGTTACCAGGCATGATAGCCATAGTAATCACCTCATCAACAATGCCTGGTAGTTCTCGTCCTGTCTTAGAACCTTCTATTTGAAGGTCATAATTAGTACGATTGTAATCGTCTACCTTACTATCAAGAATACCTACGAATATAACATTCTTATCACGTATATGTTGTAGGTGGGTTAGCCAAGCCATCATCTCTCTACCCTGCATACCATAAGCTGCACGGGTATCTAAACGACCACTTGAAGTTTTACAATCTGGCTGACCTTGACACCATTGAAAACAAAGGCGACCAGCGACTGTAATACTGTCCACAAATATTGTTTCATATTTAGATAACATCTCTGTGGGATTGCCATATTCTTGGCAAACTCTTTCATAGTGACTAGCAGAGTATATCTGATCTTCATTCAGTGCAGGATTTGCACCACCAAGATAACACGCAAAGTCACGACATTCCTCCCATGTTCTAGGACGAATAACATCTATGTACCAGTTTTGTATAGCGGCATCACCTGCCTCTAAGTCCATAAACAAAGTGCTTTCTGATGGTAGTGTACGCACCAAAGTAGTCTTACCTACACCACTCGGACCTCCTATAACTATCTTGTGTCCTCGCTTTTCTTTGAGCCTAGTTTCGGCATCTATAATTTTAAATGCCATTACTCGACCTCCTCAAAAGTTACTTTAACACCTTGTAGGCTAACTGTTCTAAACTCTTTTAATTTGTCTTGAACTTCAGGCACAGCATTAGTAAACTTTGCCTCTGGAACAGTGATGCTAACTTTAGCATAGTGAGCTGCTTCTTGTGGTGGGAGAGTTTCTAAGAAATCTCTTAATTTATTTTGATCCCAATCCACTTTCTTACGCATCTCGATTTTTATTTTATAATTATTTTCGATCAAGGTTGCAGTACCAAAATCTTTACCCTCCTGCCTAAGTAAGTCTTTGGCAGTATCAGAGTATCTAGTTTCGAGTGATTTGTTGAAGTCCTCCAACTCCTTTTTGGCTTGTTCGTATTTACGAACTAAAGTTTCTTTATGAGTTGCCAAGCTCTCTGCGATAGTAGCTATTGCTGTCATAAATCCTCCTTCCTGTTATTGATTAAAAAAAACCTTACCCATTAATAATATGGGATTTGTACGGAAATATCAAGTACTTTTTTTAGAAATTTTTATATTTATATTATATATTGCTTTCATCAGCTTTTTTTTAATAATGAAATCAGTGGTTTGCACACCTTTTGCATCTTCAACAATTTCTTCTTTTTCACCATTTTCATGTATTAATTTATAAACAAAGTCTGCAACATATCGACAAATTTTATGATCGTTGACAAGTATGTCGTACTTAACTTGACGTTGTAAATCTTCTACAACGCCTGCCATTTGCATAGATGCAAGTTGACCATAACGCTCTGCTTCCCATTTGGAATCAAATTTGTATCCCATAAACTCAGTTTTTTTAGCGTTATATTTATTGTACTTCCCATACTGTCTAGGATAGTGTATACTTTTTTTAATCATATCTTAGAAAGGATACAGTAAATGGCATCAAATGAAAAGTGGAAAAGTGTTAGTGTAAATATAGATACTTATGCAAAGATAAAAAAAATAGCACAAGATGAAGATAGAAAGATAGGTCAACAGATTTCTAATCTTGTTAAAAAAGAATATGAGAAAAGATATAGTAACTTAGGTATTGGTTCTGCTAAGCAGGTTTAACTTCTTCCATACGCTTACATAAACGCTCAGCCCTGTTTGTTACCTGACGATACCATCTGGAATCACGCATCTGATTTGCACTTTCCTGCCAATTGCCGTCCATGACAGCTTGGATATGTTTACGAAATCTGCTGTAACGCGGCAATCCGAGATTGAACATCATATTCGCTATTATTTGTTTTACGGGCTCTGGCAATTTATCCCAATCATCATAAACTTTTTTGCAATCCATAATCACACTT